GCTGTTTTAAGAATTGCTTCTTTTACTTTTGCTCTATCCATTGTTATACAGCCTTAAATAGTAGGTCTAATTGTTTACGTTTTAATTCCAACAAATCATCTGAAGTTGGTGTGTTATCTCTTAACTTAGTAACAACTTCTTGTAGAAGATCAGCATCAGAACCTGCTAATTTTTCTCCTGCTTCAAGTTTGACCATTGCATCAGCCAAAGCATCAACATCAACATTAGTTCTTGTTGCAAGAATATCTAATGATCTTACTGAAGCAGTTGTTGCTTCGTATGCTGGAAAACCTGTAACAATTGAAACTTCGTGTAAACGAATTTCTTTTAATTCTCTTGTCATTCCATCATCAGACCATCTATCTCCTTTTGATGGAACAGAGAAACCAAAACTCATTGCGTGAACATCTCCACGTTTCATAAGAACAGCCAAGTCACGACCAGCAGTTGTATCAGGCAAAGTTGCTTCAGCCAATAAACCTTTTGAATCTTCAGATAGTCTTAAAGTTTTTGAACGAGTGGAAGCCAAAACTTCATCCATATTGTGATTTTTGAAAAGTTTGACTTCGTTGCGTGCTTTAAGTGAACGTTTGAAAGCACCAGGCATAATTCTTTCAATGAAAGGTAGGGGTTCTGAGTCGCTGTTGAAAACTGCTGCGTATCCTGTGAAACGCATTCCGTCAGATTCGGTTGCTTCAACTCTTAATTCAAAATCAACATCTGTTTTAATTCTGCGTTCAACTTTATTCACTTTGTTTTCCTTTTCTTCTTTATTTAAGTTTACATTGATTGACGAGTAACGTGATTTATTTTCTTCTGCATCTAACCTATTAACTACACCTTGCGCATAATCCAAAGCCCTTTGTGCTGCTCTTTTTGATGGACCGCTTCCCCACAACAGATGAGCAACAAGTCCTGCACCAGGATATTCAGGATCAGAAGCATTAGAATTTTTTGGTGCATCTAAATCAACAAGATGACGAGCAATCCAAGGAGCAATCCTGCGCCACTTATCTTCAGACACGCGACCATCAGCCATATCTCTGGCTTCTTGTTTAGTTTTATCTGTCAAACCATCTCCACCAAAACCTTGACGATTGAGTTCAAGTCCTCTGCGAGCAGCAGCACGCATATAAGCAGGTGGAGTTAAATTAACTTGACGTTCCTCATCATCATCCTCATCTAAAGTATTTTCAGGTAAATCGTCAATTTTAGTTAAAGTTGAAAATTTGTGACCAACAAGAGTATCGGTTTCATCCCAACCATTACCATCTCGACTATAAATTCTTATTAAAGCAGCAGGATCATCAGCAGTTCCTGTTATAGAAAAAGATGAATCTGGAACATTTATAGTTCCATCATTAACAATACGTTCAATACGCCCACGTGCTCTGCCGCCTGAACTATTCCAAGAAACAAAATCACCAACATTCAAAGCATCAGGTTCTGCTCTATCCTCTAATGCTGGTTGCCAAGCATTGCAATAGTAAGCACCATTTACATAATCATCCCATTTTTCGCACCAAGCACGAAGTTCACCATCAGCGAATTCTTTAACATCATCTTCAATATAAAAAACACAATTACCACAAGCCCTACCCTCTGGAACATCTTCTGATAAAGATGGTCTGTAATTATCAGGTAAAACACGATAATCTGTTTTCTTCATTTTATTTTTCTTTTTCAATCTTTCCCCACCTGGTTCAATTTCTTCAGCGATAGAGATAGCAACCATCTGATCAATAGCGGCTTGTTTAGTTGTGTGGCATCCCATAACTTCACCATCATCTTTAACAGTTGCCCAACCTGAACAGTCAGCAGCGTTATCGGTTATGTAATAAGGCATTAAAGTATCTGCGCAATCCAACTAGCGGTATGACCATTTTTGTTAGAAACTAACCAAACAGTATTACCTTGGTGCATTGTTAACTCAAGTGAATCTAATTTAGTCAAAATCATTCCTGTACTTGTGGTAACTGATTGATTGCCTATATAAAGGTTATCTGAATTATCGTTATTGTGTATATGAAGAACAACTGGATTATTTGAAATTCCGTCAACTCTTGATGGTACAGTTCCAACAGACATTTGACCTGATAAAAGTTGACCCATAACCTGCCTTAAAGAAGCATCAATATTTCGGCTTCGTCAGCCAATATAGAAAAGTCTATACGATTTCCAGCCTGAGCAGAAAGACCAAACAAATCAGTTGATCCAGCAGCAAAATGAGATTTTATTAAAGGTTCAAGTTTAGGAACATCAGTTATCTCAACAACAAGAACTGGTGCAGGTCTTTCTTGTTTTTGTTTCTTTTTAATTGGAACATAACCATTTGAACCATAATGCTGTGGCTCAGGGGGTGGGGGTGGTTCAGAAGTTTGAGCAGTTGCTGTGAGACTTCCAAGGGGTGCATTTAAGGTAACTTCGATTTCTGGTGTGCTGACGATATTGGCATTTAATTGACCAAGTGTTGCTGATGCTGTTGCAAGTTTTGTTACAACTGCTGAAGTGCTTGAATTTAATATTCCTAAAGGCCCATCAAACATAGGCAAAATAATTGGTGTTGTGTTTGCTATTGCTGATAACTGACCAAGATTTGTAGCACCTTGAGCAAAATGTGCTACCTCAGAAGATGCTATTGAAGTGATAGCACCAAGAGATGCTTCTATTGAAACTAAAACTTCAATTTCAGATGTGCTTGTTGAGGACAAACCATTTAAGTTTGCTGAACCTGATGCGGTAATTGTTTCACTAGACCCATAAAGAGTATTAGTGTTTAAGATTCCTCTGATTTCGGAATCTAATATAAATGAGCCTGCCTCACTCATTTGTTAACTTGCTATTGTTAGTGAGGCCGTTAAAGAACCTGAAGCAATAGTGTAGGTATCTCCTGCTGTGTATGGATTACCTGTTATTGATCCTGAGAATAAAAAGTTACCAGCAGAAAGATTATCCCAAGCGGTAAAAAATGTTGCGTCTTGTGAACCAGCAATGTTTACCCAAGAAATATCTGCATCAGAAGTTATGACTCCGTTTGATGATGCACCGAAGGATGCAAGTTTTCTTGTTGTTTCAGTTGCAGGGTTTCCTGTGCCGTTAGCACCTGGGTCGCCAACGTGAAGTTTTACGTAAACTGCACCTGCTGAATAAGAGGTTGCGTTACCAACTGCATCCATTAAAGAGTTAGCCAAAAATGCGCTTAAACCAGTTGCCATAATTATTCTCCGTTAGTTTCTATTATTCTTACTATGTGATTATTTTCGTCACGTTCAACAGTTCTAATTAAAGTTTTCTGTTCAGGTGCATTGATATTAACAATAGGTGGTTCAACATTGATTTTTGTTTGAGGAATATTAACCACAGTCTCAGGTATTTGAATATTGATTTCACTTGAACGTGAAACGTCATAAACAGCACTTGGGTCTTGAGGATCAATTTGTGCAACTTGTTGTAGTTGTGTTGATGGAACTCCTGTGTGAATAATTGCTGGAAGTCCAAGTGCTGAAAGAACACTTGCTGGATCAAAACCTGTTTGCACAAGTCTTGTGGCCATAGTTACACGTTTATCTTGCTCAACAACATCTGCTTCAGCCAAGTTAATATTTGCCAAAGGAACACGGAACTGATCACCAGCATCAACAGGGCGTAAGTCCTCAAATCTGCGAACATCATTCACAGAATAGAAACCTGCTTGTAAACCAATTGAATAGCCTTGAATACGTGTTGTGAAATCTCCACGTAATAAACCATCAACGTTGAATTTTAAGAATGCGTCTGTTGGTAGAAGTGTTGAATAAGCGTATTCAATTTTCTCAATGTATGGTCTTAATGTGTGAACAACGAATTGAATATTGTTTTGTTCAACTGAAGCGTAAGACTGTGCTCCTGGTGTTGTAACACCAATCATATGAGGTGGGACACGGAACATTCTTGCAATTGATTCAACAACAAATTTTTGTGAATCCAACATTTGTGCTTCGTCAGGATTTACACCTGTTTTAACATATTTTGCACCAGCAGATAGGACACCAGTTTTATGAGATTTCTTGTAACCCTTATGTGAATTATCAAAACCTGCTTGTAAATCTTTTGCTTGCTCTCTAGTTAAAGCACCTGGGAATTCAATAATTCCTTGAGTTGTTGCGCCTTGACCAAAGAATCTTGCAGCGAAACTTTGTAATG